ATAAGCCTGCTGCAGATTCTCATACATAGGATGAGTTAATCGTTGTTTGATGGCGTATAGAAAGTCTGCTGCAAGACGCTGGGTCTGAGAGACGATCAAGACTCTAAAGTTAGGATTCTTACATACCTGCCAGGTTACATAGTCAACGGTTATCGTAATTGACTTTGCGTGGTTTGGCGGGATGTTAATTAAAATTCTATTATCGGCTAGACCGGTTTCCCATTTCATAGCGGGGTGTAGCCAAGAAGGTTGCCGACCCTCAATTACATCTACCAGGTTTTGCTGGTGGGGAAAGGTTCTTTGATTTAGGAACCGCTCACGGAACTCAGCGAATGAGATGTCGTGAACATCACCAGAGGCGAAGACTTTGTCTTTTAAACCTAGGCGGGTACGATCTACTTTATCGGAAAATACTTTGTCGGTGCGACGATAGTACTCATAGGTCTTCATCGACTTACCGGCTGAACCGCAAGCCTGTTCGATGGTCATACCTTGCGCGACGCAACCTAGGATGATTCGCTTAGCTATATCTGCTGAATTTTCGGACACACTTCTCCTGTCGTAAATCTTTAGACCGGAGGGGAATTTTAACTTTACCGGATATAACCTATTACACCTGCCGCGAAGTGTATCTCGTTTAACGGGCTTAGCGCCCGAACGAGCTACAGCGAAGTGAGGGGTAAGATGGTAATCATCCCTTAGGGATGCTACCTAGGAGCGAAGTCTTCGACGTAGCGACTTCTTAGGTCGTAAAACTCATAACAGTCCGTTTTACTCCCCTACTATATATAAGGCAGGAAATCTGATCGATTTCCCGCTTTCTGGTAAAAAACTTTATATTATGTGACGTAAGTCACTATATATAGCTATATTGGTACCCAAAATATTGACTTTAGAAAAAATATTTGTAATGGGTACATACTATACACTGGCGCGTTTTTTCAATATGCGGGGTAGTTCGATTGGCTTAGACCGATTTATTTTGGCGCATAAGCGCCTAAACCTAGCCGATTGGGGGATTGGTAAAGAGGCGAGGGAAGGCTAACCCCTTCGGCGTCCCCTAATTTTAATAACTCTCCCTAATCACCGCTAACAATCACCGCCAACCAACCAACGCCACCGCTTTCAACCCTCGCGCCGTCCCTTTTCTCGCGGTCTTGTTGGTCTTGTTCGTGGCCTAATTCGTCCCACCTCTTACCCCTTGCCCTTCCACTAATCGGCCTTATAGGGCAACCTCGCCCCTCTTTTTTCTGCCCTTCTTCCCTCTTTCGGTGGCTCTATGCGTAAAGCTCTCACCGCCGCCTTGATCGGACTCGTAGCTGAACACCGCCACCGGTCTTCCTGGTTTTCGCGGAGCTGAAGATTTACGCTCAAAAGCCCCGAGCTGGACTAAGCAGCAGACCCCGAGCTGAGGCAAAAGAAACACCTAAACCTATGATAGACAACGCTAGTTTCGTGCTACCCTAAAGCCATTGGGAAGGTATCCCAAAAAGGAAGGCAAAATGAATAGACAAGATAAAGCTGAAATCAATCAATTAATTACTGATTTGTATTCAAGCGTTGCAATCAAATTAGATCCAACTAATTCAAGAGATAAAGAAATCTTGAATAAATTACGTCAAGACGTTAATTATTTAAAATCTAGTTTGTTGGTGAAATAATGAGTAAATGCCCAATGTGTCAAAAAGATACAAAAAAAACGGTTAAAAGATATTTTCAATACGACAACGGCCAAACTTTTGTTAATTGGGTTTGTGAAAGTTGTTCCGATCTTCACCGTCAAATGCTAATTAGAAAAGCCAACGAAATTTTAAAGGCGGTTAAATAATGACTAACGCTTTTAAATACCCAACCAAAGAAGAAATGTTTATTAAGTTAAAAGAAACCGCCCCCGAAGGTTGGTCAGTTGATGATCAATACCATTTCATTGATATCACCCACCCTTCATTAACTGAAGAGCAATCAATCGCTTTTGGAAATGCGAACGGTTGTTTTGGGTTTAATGATTTAAACGCGGACACCGTTTGCGGAGATATGGAAGGGATCTACAACCCTGACGAGATCGCCCAAAACTTTTGGTTTCAGGTAAAAGAGTTTTATCCTGAATTATTTAAGGAGAACAAATAATGCCAAAATATAAAATAGAGATTACTTTCTCAACCGATAGGTTTTTAGAGTTGGAAGAATTGATCAATTTAGAAAATGCGATCACTCTTCAGATTGAAGAGCCAACCGATTATGACCAAAATGACGAAACCTACAAAACAAAAGACACCAACTACCAAATCCAATTGGAAAGGATTTAATAATGGAAAGAAACGAGGTAATACAAAAGACTAATGAAATCCTGAACGATTATAGAAAACTAGTAAGCAGGTTTTGGGATTTATACGAGGCAATAGATCAAGAAACCGCAGATGTAATCAATGGGGCAGGAGAAAAAAAGTGGTTTGAACACGCCTTCGGTCTTTCTCTTGATGAATTACATTTTGAGGCTGAGGATTGGGAATTAACCGAAGAGGATTTCCAATTAAAGACCTATAACTAGACCGAAACCGCCTTCGGGCGGTCTTGCCGTAATTCGGCAACTGACGAGGTCAGCAACGAAAGGAAGGGCAACAAATGAACGAAACAGACAATAAACCGCTTGGTGAAGAAAGAATAAAAGAAAGAAAAAGGGTTGCTTTTTGGGATCTATTAGATAACCCAAAACTAAGCCAAGAACACACCGCAGGGCTTATCTCTTGGTCAATGAATTACGATCAAGAAACGGGAACGCCTTATCATATCTTTTTAGATTTGATTGGGTATTCAATGGAAGAATACGGCTCAAACCTTTTTAACTATTCAAATGTTCAAAAAGTGTTGGGCTTTATGGAATTAGATTATTTGGGAGACGCTCTAAAGGAATACGCAGAAAATCCCCAAGCGGTTTTAGATTTTATCCAAGCAATTGACGAGATAGAAAAGGGCGAATAATGCTTATAGATTTATTTCTCGTCAGCTTTTGGGTCTTCGGCTTTTTCTTTTTAGCTGGCGGCCTCGCCTGGTTAGCTGACCGGTTGGTGAGCTTTCATCTAGAAGGTATGGAAAGAGTGAGAAAACTACAAGCAAGAGAGAGAGAGGGCGGGCGATAATGATCAGCTATAAGAGAAACCAGGAGGGAGCTTTAGTCCTGTCTGCGTTCGTGGGAGAGGGGGCGGGAGAGTATCTATTGACCCGCACTTACTACGATTACACGAGAACGCAAGCGGTCAAATTATTTAAGGAAGAGATAAAGAAAGCGAGTTAATGCTTGACTATCTCCGCTTATCACCTATGATAGGCGGTGGTAGTCTTCTACTAAACTAGTGGAAGAGAGAGCGAACGCTCTCTTAATTACAGATAGGAGAGAAAGAAAATGAAATGTAATGAGTGTGAGAGAGAGGTTGAGGTAGCGGACGGAATAGCTCTGTGCCATTACCACTACAACAATGAAACATTATGCGGCGATTGCCTGGTACCGGTAAACCAATGCGCTCACAAGGGAGAGAATAAATGAGTGATTTAATAGATGAACTAATACAGCTGGCTGAGGAGTTGGTTGTATTGACTACCGATCAACCCACTATCAACGACCTAAAGAGAAACGAGGAAGAAAATGCCTAAAGAATATAATGTTGTTTTTTCCGTGCATTACAGATTAGAAGCTGAAAGTGCGGAACAAGCAGAAGAAAATGCTCGTGCCTACCTACAAGATCAAATGAGTATTGACGATTTTTGGGAAACTTGTGGCACAGAAACAGAGGATATAAGTGAGTGACCCACGCTATTTAGAGGGAGATGAGTTTGCCCTGAGTGGGGGCTACGAGGAGTTGGTTAATTGTAATGAGTGTGATATTGAGTTTGACCAAGTGGAATACCGGTCAGACACCTGTTCAGAGTGCGAGGATAAGAGAGTAATGAGAGAGAAGGAGAGCAAGTGAGTAATGTATTAGAGCTACGCAACGGGGCGTTAAAGAGAGTGATATTTTACGAGGTATCAGACGCTCAAAACCTAGCCATATGGGGCGGAGAAAGCCCCTCAGAGGCGTTAAAATGGTATCGTAATAGCCCATTGGACAGTAAGATTTATGTTCAAGAGTGGCTTACTGATGACGAGGACGCGAAAGAGGTGTCGCCTCAGATTGAGATCACTTCCATAGTACTATCTACCATTGCTAATTGTATGGAGAGGTGGAGTAATTGAGTAAGTTAGAAAAAAGATTACAAAGTGCAGCCGATCAAGCGGTTCGCCAGCGCAACTACCAACGAGCTAGGCAAAGGGCATTTACCAGGTTAGCTAATGCTTTCCCTGATATTTATCGTGCCTACCTAGAAGAGGAGAAAGAAGCTGATGAAAAGATGGGTAAGAAATGGCTTGATCTTGATGGCAACACTAGCCCTATTGACTCAAGGTCATAATCAATTATTTACACCACCAGTAGGGAAAATCCCTGATGGTGTTATCTCAAACAGGAAGGCAACGAAAAATGAGAAGGATCGCAATAGAAAGCTCGCACAAGATTACGCTCAGGCTGGTTTCGGGTGGAAAGGAAGAGAATGGGAGTGCCTTGAGTCCCTTTGGACCGGTGAGAGCAGGTTTGATAACTACGCGACCAACCAACGAGGCAGTTCAGCTTACGGAATTGCTCAACTGCTTGGAGAGAAAGATCACCGAAGCGAATATCAAATCCTTAGAGGTCTTAAATACATATCTCACAGGTACAACACACCTTGTAGAGCCTACAAGTTTTGGCTTAACACCAGCCCACACCACTACTAATGGATAAATTAACAGGAGTATCCCTCTTTGCTGGTGTTGGTGGTTTTGACCTGGCTATGGAACGCAATGGCGTAGATGTTGTAGCTAATGTTGAGATAGATAAGCAATGCCAAAAGGTATTGGCTAAGCATTTTCCTAATGCTAAACAGTTCTTCGATATAACAGATGTGAAAGGAAGTGATTTAATTGCAGCAGGATTTAAACCTAGTAGAGGAATTATCACAGGCGGATTTCCCTGCCAAGACCTTAGCGTGGCTGGAAAAAGGCGTGGTCTTGCTGGAGAAAGAAGCGGATTATTCTGGGAAATTGCAAGACTTATTGAAGAAACGCAAACTGAGTGGTTCGTCCTTGAAAACGTCCCTGGTCTTCTTACCTCTAACAAAGGACAAGACTTTGGAGTGGTCATTGGAACGATGGCCGACATCGGGTATAGCCTCGCTTGGCGGGTGCTTGATGCTCAGCACTTCGGAGTTCCCCAAAGGAGAAGACGTGTCTTCATCGTTGGCAGACGTACTGGAGACGGACTCAGTGCCGCAGAAGTATTATTTAAGTCCGAAGGCTTGCGAAGGAATACTACGCAGAGCAAACCGCAGGGGCAAGACACTACCGCCAGCACTGCAAGAAGCTTTGGTCAATCAAGTTTCGCAGGATACACAGAAGGACCGGCAACCTTAACTGCTACCTCATACAAAAGACCTGAAGATAATGTTGTAGTTGGAACACTGCAAGCACGAGATTATAAGGGGGTAGGCAACCAGTATGTCGCAGAAAACAAACTTGTGGTGGAACAAAAGTAGAAGGGCGCAAACCAATGAAGACTATGAAACTTGGGTAGAGGGGGGGGTAGTTCCAACTTTGAACGCATTTGATAACGGAGATACAAGAGCTACAACTATTATAAATGCAACACAGGTGCGTAGGCTTACGCCGCTTGAGTGTGAAAGATTACAAGGATTTCCTGATGGTTGGACAGCAGACCAAGTTGATACCCACCGCTATAAACAAATGGGAAACGCAGTTGCAGTTCCAGTAGTTGAATGGATTATTCAAGGTATTGCTGATACGATCTAACTCTTGACCGGTTAACAGTTTCTCCGGTCTCCTAGGGACAGCCTCGCCACCCTTCCTGGCGGGGCTTTTCTATTTCTAAAAGACAAAAACCCCTACGGGATAGGAACCGTAAGGGCTATTGCCAGCACTCTATACTCGAAATTCGAGTAAAGGTGAGAGAACTGTATCAGATCATTTGTCAGTTGTATAGAACCCATTACCTTTAAATGTTATAGATGGGGCAGACCACAAGCGGGAGGTCAGCTCATTACAGCAGGTAGGCGTGTGTTCCATACCCATAATAGGACGCTCAACGGAGATAACCCCGCTACATACATTACATTTGTATTCGTAGATCAGAGCGAAACACCATCACTTACCTTGAGGAAACCTACTAACTTGGTGCGACTAGCTCTATTACCAAACTCAGTTGTGTTAGGTAGCCACTTATCTTCCCACGCAGGGGCTGGTAGTTTGCTTAGATCAAATCCCCATATGCCTTCCGGTGTTGCGTTGATATACCAAGGTGCGAGTGAGCGGATACCTGCCGCCTCAACTAATGCTTGATACTTCATCTCTTCAATAAGTAATTCAGGGTAGTGTGTCTTGCGGGATTTTAATTCTATAAACATCTTATGTTCTAGGGATACACAATCCCAAGTGTCAAACTCCTCTGACTTCTCAAGGTCTGAGTAATGAAACTCTTTTAAATATTCAAATAGCTCTGGTTCTTTTAACTCTATGCCCAAGGTGTCTCACCACCTAGTTTGCTTTGTAATCTACGCAAAGCTGCGGTAGACCGGCGATCAGCAGTAGATGTAGCACACTCTAAGTACTGGCCTATCTGTTGTAAGGTAAAGTTATCGTGGTATCTCATCTGCAATATGGTCTTATCTTCTTGCTCTAACTTTAAGTATTGTTTCTTAATATCAATTAGGATAGCTAATAGGTTGCCACCCTCAGCAGGAGTTGACTGCTTGCGAGGTGTGCCATCGTTGATCATCTCTTGTGCTTGCTCAAGCACTGTACCATTGACAATGGATGCAATAACAAATGGAATTAACTGAGCAATAATTGTTGTATCGTAGAAGGCTTCATCTCCTACTTTGTATCCAGCCTTACGAGCCTTCTCTTTACGAGCATATCTTTCTGCAACTCTACGCATCTGATAGGCAATGCGCCGTTCATTCTGCTCACGCTTATCAGGGTTAGGTTCATTAAGTAGATCAGTAAACTGTTGACCGCGACCAACAGCCCAGAGATAACACTCTTGTCTTAC